TCAGGCTTCGTCAATCAAGCGAGCAATCTCGGAGATACGAAAATAGACTCGCCGACCAAGCTTGATTTTTGCGGGCCTGAGTTTGCAGGCAATTTCGTTGTTGCCGGATAGCGATACACGTAATCCGTTGGAACTTCTGCCAAGAATCTCGGCAACCGCATCGAGCGAAAGGAGCGGGGACCCGTATTTATTAAGCAAAAGTGCTTCAGTGCTCGTCATCGCGGCAGCTCCATTAACTTACCATTGTGTGGTAATTTTAAGATTACCAATCTTTGGTAAGATTGCAACTAGTTAGGCACAGAGATGCACAAATATGATCGACTTAGCTCCGGCCGATGCTGATCTACGCGAGAGGGTGATCTGGGTCGTCAACGAATTCGTTGGTGCCTGGAGGAAGTACCAATACCTCGAAAAGCGCACTGGGATTTCGGCTCGTAAGTGGCAAAACGTCTGCAATCGCGTGCAGCAGCCAAGTATCGAGATGATTGCGGCACTGGCGAAAGAACGCCCTTACTTTCTAGCTTGGATGATCACAGGTCGGAGCATCACGACGGTGCAAGTGAATCCATCTATGGAAGGCTGGGTAGATAAGGTGGTACAGCAACGCATAGTGAAATCTTCTCCTCCCTCAGGAGAATCTTGAGCCGAGGAATATTGAATTTGACCTGGTCCAGCGGAAACGTACTCGCTGACATCGACTTTGTTGAGCCCGACACCGGCCTCTACAAGACGAGCCAGGAACTCATGTTCGCGATCAAAAGATGGAAGCAGAGGCGATTACCATGACCACAAAGCGCAAGGCCGTCACCGCCGAGGAACGTACTCGCAGGCTAGCAGCGGTCGACGGTGCCCGTGCGAATGTTGGCCTTGAGGGCTTCAAGCCAGATGCTTCGACAGAGGAACTCGCTCGACGGTACGTCAATGGCGAGATCAGCATGGCTGAACTTCTCTCGTTGTCGGAACGTACCGCCCAGCACTGACCACGGTTGTCAAATCCTGCGTTTTTTTGCGGATTCCGCAAAAAACTTGCTTGATTCGAGGTCCACTGGACCGCGCTCAGTACGATCTTGACAACATGGTGGTGCCAATCAGCATGTCGGCGTTGCCCAGCCCGACCATTCCTCAACGTCCGTCGAACTTGCTCCGACGGATGATGGCCGCCGGGGCGTCATCCACCCTCTCTGGCAGCTCGTGCTGATAGTAAGCGTCGATTGGGTCATCGAGGATGGCGTACATGGCCGACAGATGCCCGGGGTCGGGCTCCAGCCATGCATCGATGTTTTCGGGCTTCAGAGCGACTATGCAGCGGTCGTGACCAGCGTCCTGCACTTCAGGTGGCGGGTCGCGCGTGATCGCGGCGAAGGAATAGAACCCCTTCTCCGTGTCCGTTGCCTCGACATAGCGCCAGAGGCATGCGAGGAACATCTCCTGCGCGGGCTCTGGCTGGAAACGAATCTCGACGGGAATGTCGCGCTCGCCCGGCACGAGGTCTCGGTGCTGCAGTCTGTGGAGCGAAACGCTTTCGTAGAAGCGGCGCGCGACGATCACGCCGTGGTTGTAACCAAAGAGCTTCTTCCAGACAGTGTGCAGCTTGTCCTTGCGCGCATTGTACGTGCCCGGCCTCTCAATCTCGTCAGCCTTGGTCCATCCAGGCAAGCGACAGCGGTAGCGCGCCGGCACGATCATGCGCGCGCCGGTCGCGGGATCGCGGATCAGCACTGGAGCGAACTGGCCCGGCCACATGCGACCGTATCCATCAGCGTTGGCTTGAGATTTGATTTCGTCCAGCTTCTCGCGCGCAGCGGTTATCTTGTTGGTAGCCACCCGCTTGTCGTTCTCCGCCTTCTTTGTAGGCTTGAGTGAGGCCAGCACGACCTCCGCCTTCACCAAGCGCTCGGTCTGCACGGAGATCTCTTCTTCAACCGCGAGCGTGGCGGCCTGATAAGCCTCCAGCATCTTCTCTTTGACACCCATCTCGCCTTCGTTGCGAGGGTGCTCAAAGGGTTCACGCATGGCCTTGGGGACGACCTTGAACAAATCGCCCGTAAATCGCCTTGCCTCCATCATCTTGGCAAAGGCGTGGATATCGAGCGTGCCACCCATGCGCTCGTATAGACGGAAGTCTTCCCAAACTTCGGCGGAGTAGCACACGGCGTCCCCCTCCTAAGGGGAAGGTCGTACGTTCGAATCGTATCGGGGGCACCAAAAACAATGACTTACGGTATTGACAAATCCGTCCCTCCGTTTCTGGTGGTTCCTTTTCGGCCTGTTTGGTCACAGTGGTCACAGTGACTTTTAGGCCTTCGGGATCGTCTCCCAATGCGCTCCGGCCCACCTCATGGCATGCCGCTCCGCCCTCTCCCTGGTCCCGTAGTAGTGATACGTCTCGGGCTTGTAGATGCTGATACCTTGCGGGCAAAAGTGGAGCACCCATCCATGATCGATACGCTTGCTTATCTTGAGAAAAGGAACCGTGCGGACAGGGCTGATCAGCCTGCCCGTCCATAGGTCGAGAAGATCAAGTCCGCAGCTGACGCGCTCCCATTCGATGAGGATGTCGGGCATCGGCGCAGGGTACGCCGGGGCGGTCTCAGCGGCTTAGATGCGGTTATCCGTGACCGTGATGTCTTTGAACGCTGTAGCCGATGTGGCGTCAGTCACGGTGCAGCGGTAGGTGCCGGTGTAGAGGCCTGCGGGGGGGCGTCCAGGCCTCGTAAAGCTCGTTCCCTGCGTACTTGGCGAACTGATGCCGAACGAATCGCCGCTGATGTAGGTCCATGCGTAAGTGAACGGTGCCAACCCGCCCGTTACGGTGGCCGAGGACGATCCAATAGTGTCGTTAGAAACGGCCGAGTTCGTGCTGCCTGAGACGTTGCCGGCAGAGACTGACATGGGGGTGTATTTCACGGCCCCGGCGAGCTAGGAAAGACTGATGGGTAAGGCTGTTGGAACGCCAGCGTTAGCGGCCGTGTTCGGCACCCACGCTCCACCGCGGAGGAATGCAGATAGGGACGTTCCTGTGGGCGCCCCGAACTCGGTGTAAACGTCAGATAGCTTCGGATTGGACGGAACAGCCATGGTTATGCCTCAAGCGCCGAAACGCGCCCAGCAAGCTCCTTCAGCGCGTTGGTGATGAGGGCTGTCAGCTGACCATGGGATAGGGTCATGAGGCCGTCAGAGCGTCGCGCCACAGCCTCCGGCACCACTTCCGCCACATCCTGGGCGATGAAGCCGATTTCACTCCTGCCATCCTTCTCATAAGAGCACGGGGCTAACTTAAGGAGTGCCTAGAGACCACGATCAAGCGGCTTGATATTGGACTTCAGGCTTACATCCGATAGCGACTGGAAGTCCGGTGCCGTACATACGCCCGTCGTGTTCACGATGCTAAGCGTCTTGCGCGGCGTCGAGCCTGCCGAATCGTAGGAGTAAAACGAGAAGTCGGCGTTGGTTTCCAGCCACTGCTTCCAACGCGGCACACCGTTGCCCCAGCCGAAGTTAGATAGGTTGGTTTGCGTACCAACGGTGCCGATGCTCTGGTTGAACAGGCTGTTCACCTACATATTGCCGTTGGCTGTAATGAGACCCGAGAAGATCGCGCCAGCCAGAGCTGCATAGTTGGCAGGATTGAAGTTGCCAGCGTCCCAGGCAGCGTTACCGTTGAACGTAGGCCGGCTAGAGAAGGACCATGCACCAGCGCCTGACATGGTCGCATAGGTAGACGAGCCGGACCCGAACGCCAAGCCGGTGCCCGAAGTGGCCTCACCGAACTACACAAAACCATGCTGCGACGAGTCTACCTTTCGATAGATGCTCATGACAGCCGTCGTCCAATCTGAGCCATTAGAGACTCGGGTGTGCTGGGTAACGAGCTGATCGTTATTCGACGTGGCCTACTGGAACAGAGTCGGCACGTAGAAGTTGCCGGCTGTATTGCCCAAGGCTGCAGTCGGCGCAAAGGTTACGGAACCGGTCATAGTTCCACCGGCCACCGGCAAATAGCCAGGCTATTGGGTGCCGCAGACATAGATCCAGTTGCCAGAGCCGAGGGAGCGGAAACGAATCACATCGCCAGCCGCGGTAGTGATGTTTGCCGCACCTGGAATGGCGATAGCGCTGGAATTAACGATGGTGCAGGCGCCAGCGAATCGGCACTCGCGGACAATACCCGCAGCAGTCGTGCCAAAGGACGAGATGCTTGCCGATCCGGTGATCTGGACGGATTCGGCGTCTGCCGAGCCTAGATCGGTCGTAGAGCCGGCCGCCAGAGTCGCCGAAGCCAGGGCATTCGTAGAGCGTATAATGGCCTACACCGCCCTCAGATAGTCGTCCAGGCTATTGCCGATGGGATCGGAGCCAGCCGGGCTATTCGAAGCGGCGATGGTGAACAAATCCGCCATTTTTACAGGTACGGGCATGTCTGATCCTCAGATGACCTTTTTCAGGATTGCGGCTGGGTTCGTAGTGGGGCCGGTGATAGCCATTGTGCTGTTCGGGACCGCTCGGCTTGGTGCTATGGCCTTAGTCAAATGGATGCCGGATTCATGGCTGAAGCGCCGGCTTCTGACTGATACCGAGACCGGCAGATTGGCCTATAAGCCCACCAGCACTAGCGGCGTACTGCGCAAACGCTGATCGCTGTGCCGGAGTCATTCGGCGAATGATGGCTTGAGATTCGGCCGATTGCGGATTGAGCATAACCTGGGCAAGCTTTTCTTTGATTTGGTCAGGGACATTGAACAGCCCATAGACCTTGCTGACTGGTGTCGTGAGGCGGCCAAGTAGACCGCTGTCAGCCAGTGATGGCAGGCCTATGCCATTGCCTATCTCGCTCAAAAGATTCTGGCTTGCAAGGTTCTGGACAGTATTGGACCCGACTGAACGACCAGTGTTGTTGGCCACCTTCAGACGGGACAGGTCACCAAGGAGTGATGTAACCGCGTCCTTCTGCTGCGGAGCCAGGATAGAAGATGCACTCGCCTGCTTCTGACCCGTCACTTTCTATGCGAGTGAGTCAAGCTGCTTTACCGCATTACCGAATCGGTCTGGCGTAAGTACGGGGTTACCGAGCTGATCTACAATCTGGCCGAATTCACCAGCCTGTGGGCTAGTAACCCGCGAGAGAAGTCCGCGGCCAAGCTCAAGCTAATTAACCGGCTGACTCATGTCGCGGAATGCCAAGCGCGCATCACGATAAGCAGGATTCTGCCGCTCAAGTTCCGCTACAAATGCAGCCTTGGTGTTTGCAATGGCGCTTTGCTCAACCTTTCCGATGCCCTGCTGTTGCGCGGTGTTCAATGCATCATCAAGGGCCATCTTAACGTAGTGCTGCCCGCGAAGCGAAGTTAGCGGGTCGCCAAGATCAATCCCCTGATTATCTGCAATGGTCTTTGCAGTCTTTACGGCCTGCTAGATCGCCGGTCGCTGTGCAAGTTCCTGCATTCGCGCGGAAGGCTGAACGATCTTATCCGCCTGATCCATTGCCGATTGCAGGGTAGCGCCCTATTGCGGCGACAGGGGCAGGCCATACTGCTGCGCCTAAGCCTGTTGTGCAGCGTCTAAAGCTTGCTTCCTCGTCTGATCGGCGCTCCACTGCCTGGCGATCTGCTGCGAATCGTTGTCTTGGAACGCCTGTTGGTAGCGCATATCGGCTGTCGCACTTCGACGTGCAATGGCATTATCTAGCTGATCCTGCGTACCGGCCACGCCCTGAAGAAGCCCCAAGCGAGCGGCATTATTCTTCGCCTACTGCTCGGTGAACTGCTGCATGAGAGCAGGATCTCGCTCAAATACCGCACGCTGAAGCTAAGCTAGACCGGCATCGCCAGTCTGTTCCGCCATGCTCGCATTCACACCAGGAATCTGACTGGCAGTCGCATTCTTGGCTGCATTACCGCCGAATCGGGTGAGCGTATTGGCGACGATCTGGTCTTGCCCCTTATCGAAGAATGGGGCGAGCAGCGCTTTGGCTCCGCGATAGGTGGCGCCAAGGCCATTGACGATGCCGTGACCACCCAAGCCTGCCCCAGCACCGATGGCGGCATTTCCCAAGCGACTCCATTCGCTCTGGTCGGCGGAAAGGGGTTGGATGGCGCCCTGGAGACCACCAGAGATAGCCGCGCCCGTATATCCGCCAGGCACAATCGAGCCTGCCAAGCCGGCGCCCTTAAGGGCTGTGCCGCCAGCAATGGCTTGCAGTGCCTAACCGGAGATGTTTCCAAGGACGCCAGCCTTCGTCCCCATCAGGGGGGCATCCTGGGCGTTGGCGTCGGACTGCTCCTGCTTCAGACGGTCGTATGCGGCCTATGCTCGATCACCCACCAAGGGAAGGTGTGAGGCAAGACCCGCGCCGACCTGCTGAAGACCACGCAGGTTGTCCACCACAGACTTACCCATGCCGGCAGCATAGTTCTGCCAATCCGTGCCAAGGCCGTTCGCCGGAGCATCATCCAGGCCAACAAGATGACCCAAGCCAGCCTGACGATAGAAGTCCTGCGGCAGCATGTCGGCGTAATACTTCTTGCGGATAGCTGCTGCCAGCTTTCCGTCCGAAACGTCCGCGTACTGCGGGTACTGCTACCGGATATCGTCAAGAATGCTCACTGTCCAATCCCAAGGCCGAGAGGATCTTGCTGGTTAAGGTTGACCTGTGCGGAGGGCGCGCCAGCCGACCCGCCGGCAAACTTCTGGAACGTCTTCGCAGCCTTCGGCGTAACGACCTAAATGGAGCGTGAGCCGTAACCCATGGCCTGATTGGCCTAATCCTGGATCGCAGCCAACCGGCTCTATACAAGTTCGGCGTAGGTCTTCAGGGTTGCGCGCAGATTGCTGTTAGGAGCGTTGGGATTCAGCGATTCGCCGATTTCCTTGCGATCACCCAGCGCGCTTTGGCCGCCAGCGAAGACCTTTGCAGCCTCATCGCCCACCGCCTTGGCAGAGGTGTTGAACTGAGCCAGGGCCTGACCACGCTTACCGCCAAACTCCGATCCAACGAAGTTGCTTGCGCGGTTTACGAGAGAGATATTGGAGTTGTCCATCTAATCCAGGCTGTCAGAAAGGGTCTGTAGATGGCCCGCAAGCGTGTTGAGCGCCTTAATTTCCATCGAGCCTTTTCCGGATGTGAAGTTCTGCCGTGCGGCTGCGCGAGATTTGTAGCTTCCGGCATCCAGCGCGGGGTCTACCTGCTGAGCAGCGGCGATGGCAGATTGCCACTATGGACTCATGGCCTGTCGTCCGGTGGGGACCGGATACCGGCCATCCACGATGGCCTGAACCATGTTCTTCTCTTGATCGGGAAGACTATCCAAGTAGTCCTAACCGCTCAAATTGCTTTGCTGCGGTTGACCACCCCTTGGTTGAATGCCGAGTTTCGCCCGAATGTCATCGTCGGTTGCACCAAACTGGCGCATGAGGGCAATCTGCTGAGCAAGAGCCGATCCAGCGGACTGCTGAGGCTGCCAGCGTGGCGCTGTCGCTAGTGGCCTCCAGGAGCCGTCCTCCTGCTGCTCTTGGGTAACGATGTTGTTGCCCGAATTGATTTGCCGAACGGCCTTTGCACGAGCATCCGCCTGAGCCTTCTGCGCCTGCGCCTCGTACAACTTGGAATGAAGCAGATTCTGCTGCATCTCAATAGATGCTTGCGGATCAATGCTGCTCAGCGCCTACTGATAGCCCTGCATATCGAACGTGCCGTCAGGCTTGGCAAACTTGGTCGCAAGCGCCTGCATCTGCTGCTTACGCTGCATATCGGCCATCGCAGACTGCATCTGTGCCTGCCTGTAGCGTGAAGTTTGGAGATTGGACGCACCCTGCTGGACACTATCCATGCCACCGAGAAGTCCGCTAGAAATTGCCTGAAACGGCGTTACTCCCACTTGGCCGTTAGCCGACAGGATACCGAGGCCAGCGCGCAGAAGCCCCTGATTTGCGATCTTCTGCTGATCCTAATCGCTCAGCCCGCTGGTGTCACCGAATAGACCGCTATACCAAGCCATTAGCTGTGACTCCCCCAGCCATTCATCAACATCTGAAGGCCGATATTACCTAGGTTTTGATTGGATAGACCTTGCGATGACATGAGCCGCCTCAGCCGATCACCCATGCTGAATCCAGAGGCTCCCTGATTAGATAGCGGTCCATTCACATAGCTAGGGATGCCACCCTATTCACCCGTAGCGAAGTTCATCTGCTGCTATAGCTGTTGCGATGGATCGAGCCACGATGGCAGCTGACCCACATAATGTTGGGGCTAGCCATACGCTCCAATCTGATATCCGACCTAAGGAGATGCCTGCATTCCTGAGAGAAAGTTGAATCCGGTCATGATTTCCTCACAGATAGTAGCCAAGCAGGCCAACACCACCACCGATAGCAGCACCCCATGGACCGCCTACGGCCATGCCAGTGGCGGCTCCGCCCGCAGCTGATGCGAGCGCTCCTCCGGTGCTCCGCGGCTTGTATGCGGGATTCAAACCAGTGGTCGATTGACCCTAGAACGCACCCTGAACCGAGTTGAGCGCCTGCCCCATATTCGCCAGACGCTGCTGATCGTAGCCATATGCCTGGTTGTACCAGTTGTTCGCAGCCTGATCGAGCATCCCTTGATTGACCTGCTGCTGACCCGCAGCAAGGTTGCCGTACTGCCCCAAGAACTGGCTCTGCAGGGCATTGGCACCCGTCACGCCTTGCGATGCGTTGAGAATCAAGCCGGCATTCTGCTGGGCTGCACCGAGCTGATTAGCGATGCCTTGCTGATACAACGACGCGTTACGAGCAAGGTCGGTCTGCTGAGCCTGCACATTGCGATTCAGTGCGTTCTCGGCGAGCTGCTGCTGGTTCTGGTAGTCCTGGCCGTAGAGGCTCGTAGACACCTGGCCGAGGTTCTGGGCCAAGGTGTTCTGCGACTGCTGCATGGCGTCGTTGTAGGCGCTGCCGCCGAAGGCACCGTTCTGTGCGAACTGCGCAGCGAGAGCCGGTGACGTGTTCTTGTTGTAGCTGTCGACAATGTTTTGCTGGGCCTGGTTGACCATCTGCCCCAGGTAGGGATTCTGGCCGGCGTACCGGTTCGTGCCGACGTTCGTGGTCTGGCCCAGGAACGGGTTGGCGCTTGGATTGACGCTATAGCCGCCGTTGAGAACGTTCTGCAGCTGGGCGGCCTGAGCGGCCTGGTTGGTACCCTGGCCTGCAGCGCCCTAGCCCGCCATGGTGAGCGCGCCCATCTGCTCAGGCGTCAGCCCGGCAACGGTCTGTCCGTTGTACTGCTGATAGGGCTAGTTATTTACCGCCTGCGCCTAGTTGATGTAGTTCTGATAATCGTTCGACAGCCACGCAGGCAGCTATACCTGAGTGGTGGTCGTGGTGTTCTTCGGCTAGGAGCTGCCACCCATGGTTAGACCTCGTAGAGACTGGTAACGCGTCGGAACTTGCCGACCCAAGATGCGTCTTGCGGCGTCCAAAATAAAGTTCGGTTCAGGCCTGCCGCACTCTAAATATATTTGGCAACCTCAAACCCGTAGTGTCCTTGGCCCTTGGCGTCCGACCAGCCAAGCCAGATGTTCAGGTCAGCCGACACGGCGAATGGCATCACCACTACTTCGCAAACAATGAAGCCCGCAAGGTGGCCGTCCTCTGCATGGAAGACATACAGGGTGGCCTTATTGGCAGCTAGGGCTGCATAGACGTCCTCAGGCATCCACGGCTCATCATTCGTGCTGCGTATCTGCTGGATGCCAGGCAGAACTTCAGACCAAAACTGTCGAACAAGCTACACCGGGACCGCCTGAAACTTCATCTTCCCGTCGTTCGTGGTGCCAGATAGCATCGGAAGCATTCAATTACCCGTCAGTGCGCGTTCTTGGACAAAGGTTGGGGCAGTAGCGGAGAAATCGCCCGCCACCGTGCACCGCCAACCACGAATGATGTACTTCGATCCTGCCGTGCCAAGCTCCGATACGGCGCTGTTAGCGACGAAATCGCCCTAGTTCCACCTGCCAGAAGACGGGACTGCGGTTTGAGCGTTCGTGACGGCTTGCAGCTAACCCTCAGACAGGGCATTGAGCTAAAAAGTAATGTCTCGGATGAGCTGCGTCAGCCTCAAAATCTGCTGCTGCAGATCCTGGGGCAGCCTGGGGTCGGTCTGAATTCTCATTCGCGGCTCGCCTGCTGGATATCGACGTCAAGACCGTTGAGAGACACAGGCCCAGACCAGTCGAAACGCACGCGGTGCCAACGGGCGATGCGCCGGAAGTCGAAACGAGCCTGGCTTGACTGCGAAATCGTCTGATCTTGGGTCGGAGCAACGCCAAGATTGCCGCGGTAGTAGTTCGTGCCGATTCCGGTGGTCGGCTGCGTCCTGTAACGGGGGGTGGCTCGCCGGAACATGCTCCAATTGGTCTGGTCTCCAAAGTCACCAGAAACCAGATAAGAGGCTCCGGGGCTTCCCGTCAGCGAATAGAGCTTGTGATCGGTGCCAATCACTCCGGGCACAGTCTGATCGCTGATCCAGAACGGCGAGTCGTAGGCGATGTTTGGCAGATTGTCGTAGGTCGAATACAGCGTGCCAAGACCATCATAGGTGACAGCACCCGACGCATACTCAACAGCAGATTCGATGCTCTGCGATGCCCTTCCCCACTGATTCGTGCGGATGTTGTAGACGATGCAGCTATCACAGATTCCCGTGGTTGAAGCCACGGAAGGGTAATACCAGTACACAAGGTCGCGGGCCAGATCGACAGCCCCAATAATGTTGGCTCGCTGCGATCCGTTCAGTGATTGGAAGAACCATTGCCGAATAGGAGCGCCAATGGACCGCGGGACCGTACCGTCATAGACATAGATGTCCGCCGGACCGATGAAAAAGTGGGAAGAACCCACGACGACCACAGACTCCTGACCTGAGCACCCGATATCGCCTGGAATGCGCTGCCAACTCCACACAACGGGAGGGCCGACATATCGCCCCAGGAACATCGACTTGGCCTTGTAGGCCACGACATCGTCGCCAAGCTCGCGCATCGCCGTAATGCGGCCAGGCGCGGTAACTAGGCGGCCATTAGCGCACTGGGTGGATACAGCGGGCGTCCACACCGCCTGGTTGAACAGGCCAGAACACCACCACCCATCAGGCTGATCACCGAACGATCCGGTAAGGTCGGATACATCGCCTACGAGGACAAAGCCTGAGGCTGAACACATGACCGCTGCGGCGGGTGCAGTGGCGATATCTGCAAAATTGGCGCTTGGAGCAGCCTGTTGGATGCGCTGCGCCCGATTGGTGGCGAGCACATTGTTGCCAAACATCGTGAACCGCCAGCGATTCAGGCCCGTATATCCGCCAGCCTGGCTGCGATCCGTCCAAGTGCTGGCCGTGACATCCCAAAGCTTGGCCTGAGTTCCAGCCACGATGCGCTTGGAGCCATCCAGGAGGGTGCCCACATAGGCGCCCTTACACGCACTGTCCAGGGCAGACAGACCCACATCAACCCGGCTATTGGCTGCCGTGAAGCCTTGGGTAGACGGCACGATCTGGTCGCAGTCAGTGATAACGCCAGGAACCGCCGGATCGAGGTCGGGCGAGAACCCCTGAAGATCAATGCGCATTAGTGCACCACGAAGTCGGGACGCATGCGTGGCGTGGGGCTATAGCGTGCATAGTCATCTTGCCGTCTAAGCGCGTCCATGGCCGTTTCGTATCCAGATCGCCAAATGGGAATGCGGTCGTCATCCTGCATGTACGCTGCGGCCTCCAAGAGTGCGGCGTACAGATACACATTAGGATTGGCGATAACGAGCCAGTTCTAAGTGGCTGATGCGCTTAGCGACGGAACTCCGGCGAAATAGACCATCCGGTAGGCATAGTCCGTGTTGCAATTCAAATAGAGCGTGTTGCCGCCAATCCAGTAGCCTGATGGAACAACCGTGATCGATCGATTAGTGCTTCGCTCGGGAGGGAGTGGATGCAAAGCTGTCTCAACACCACCAATCGTGATGATAAAGGCTTCCATCTGCCTGAAATCGGAGGGTAGCGTAACCTGCTATCCCGAAGACGTGCCCGAGGTAATGGTTTGCTGTGAACGAGTGCGAAGATCGGAATTGATCCTTGCCTCGGCAAGCGCAATGAAGTCAGGAATGGACTGCGTAAGGTCGGTACGCGCAAGCCAGCGGGCGATGGCGTCCTATAGCGTGGCGTAGTCGTTAATCATTAGACCTTACCTTTCCAGATGCGGAACGGCTCGATGGCTGGATCATTGAGCAGCCGAGAGACATGCTCATCATTCGCCATGAACTCATGAACTGTAATGCCATTTCGATTGCAATAGGACTCCACCAACACGGCCGGCACCCTGGCTGCATGGCGCATTTCAGTAGAACCAATAGCACCAGCGGCACGAGCATCCATGACCTATTTAAGGATTGGCTCTACATCCTGGATGCGGTTCAGAGTGGCGTCGTCTCCATCCAAATGGAGCTTAGATATCACGCCCATTCGATGGGTACCACGTTGACCGTGCCGGCAGCAGTGTCCTGGATGGCGGCGATCACGTCACTTCCGGTCACGTTAAGGATGATCGCCTCATTGGGTGTCACAAGCATGTCGGTGGCGAGTGCCGTCGCCGTAGTCTTGCCTACGCGCACATGTGCATTAGCGGTCGCCGAAACACGCACATACCTGGCGACAATGCCTGCCTAGTTGTTGGGGATGGATGCCGACGCTGATGCAGCACCCGTTGTGATATTCACGCCAGTGAGGTTCACATCAAGGCAGATGATCGGACTTTTGAACGACATAACAGCTCCGAAAAGAGAGGGGGCCGAAGCCCCCTCGTTAAGACCATTAGGTCAGGTCGCGAATCACCGCATGAGCGTCCTTGTTGTCCATCTGCAGGCCATATTCCCAGGTCAGCAGCATCTTTTCGGCGTCACCGGTCTTCGCCAGCGGCTTGGCCTCCACGTTACGCAGGGTCTTGAACGTGACGTGGTCCAGATCGAGCAGGTATGCCGAGTTCTCAGAGCCGAAGAAGCGATCCGGCACGACATTCAGACGACCGAAATCGGTCACGTAGAAGTCGAACGCGGCGTTCAACTCGTTGCTGTCGGACTGCTCGAAGCGGGTTGCGTTGCCGGAGAACGTCGAGACAATCACCTTGTCCGAGGGGCGAACCAGCAGAACGCCAGGCGAGCCACCTGCCGTATACGCCGTCTGCATCGCCGACTTGACCAGCGACTCAGTAAGCGCACGGGCCGTACCGGCCACAGGGGCGGTATTGCTGGACGGGATCGGAAACGCACCCGTACCGGCACCCACCGAACCCTGGGTGATCCAGCCGGCGAGACCGCGGGTCTGGCGGGCGGTGCCCGTTGCGCCGGCATTGAAGGTCTGATTGCCGATCAGGGCGACTTCCGCGTCGCGCTTCAGCTCCTTCATCTTCTTCATCTTCTGGAACGCAATTTCGGACTTGCGGCCAGCCTTGTCGACCACCTCTTCAGTGTCCGAGATGATGAAGTTCTTGTAGCTGATCTGCGTGTAATTGCCCCAGCGGGTGCTGGGGGCGACGGCGGTGAACGAACTGATGTCATCGCCTTCCAGCTGGGCGTTGTTGGCCGCGGCCGCCAGGGCGTCGGTCTGCCACTCGAAGAAACGGGCGACGCACTTGGACTTCTTCAGAGACGAATAAAGCGGCGTCTCGGTGGGAGAAATGATGTCGATGACATCCGACAGGTCTTCACGCTAACCGATGGCGGTATACGTGGTGTAGGTATTTGCAACGATGGTCATGATTAGCCTCTATCAGAGCGAGCCATGAGCAGCGCAACCACATCATCATCTCGCCCGGACCGCTTGGCCTTCTGAGCGAGCTGTTGGATTTGCTGCGTCTTGGCGTTAGTTGGGGAATTGGCCGTGCCAGGCTTAACGACCTTCGGAGGGGTCTTCTGCTCCTGAGTCTGCTTGGATTTCACGGCCTGGGCGCGGTCCCATAGCATCGCCTTACGGGCGATGAGGACAGCGCGATGGTCGGTCAAACTGTTCAGCTCATCCGGCGAGTACCCTAGCGAAATGAGATGCTGGGCGATTTCTCGCTGTTCGGCACCACGCTTCGTTGAGTCACGCCAATCAGGCAGCGCATCCAGAAGCTTGGCCTCGTTCACCTTGACGGATTCGTGGAAGGCCTTTTCTTCCTCGTTCTTCCGGATCTGGTCGATGGCTTGGCGTTGCTGGTCTACCTGATTCAGCAGTGCGGCCTTTTGAGACATGCGCTGCTGCTGCCGCAAATACTCCTGCGGGTCGGTTTCGATGAGCTTGGCAAGTTCGGCCTGATTCCCGACAAGCTCCTGATAGAGCGCTGCCGACAGGTTATCGAGCTGGTTAATACGTTGGCCGTATTCCTGCTGGACAAACTGACGTTCTTGCTGCGCCTGCTTGGTTAGCTCTGCCGCTTCGGTCGTCTTGCGCGTGTAGTCCTGCTGCCGCATATAGCCCTTAAAGGCTTCGTCGGCGGAGATTTCCAGTTCCTCACCCTGGACGGTGATCTTGTGCTTGTTGGCAAGCCATTTGCGTTCCTCTGGCGTAGCCTCCTTATCGTCCTGGGCTTCTTCCTTCTGCCCTGCGGCCTATCCTTGGTCGCCTCCATTTTCTTCATCGTCTCCGCCAATGGCGGATGACGTGGAGTCCTCTTCCTCTTTGGGTTCAAGTCGCTTAAGGATGTCTTCCTCGGACAATTCCACCGCGGAGTTATTGTCCTGGCTTTCGTTGAGTTCCGTTTCCGGATTGCTCATGGTGTCACCTCACGGTTATGGCGATATGTCTCGCCCGTTGTTGAGGCGAACACACCATTCGCCCCGATCCACATGGGCGCCTGAGTGCTCGCCTATCCACACCGGGCAATGGCTGTCGAATGACACCCAAATCCGGCAAATCGTCAATGGCCTTATCTGCTTCTCAACGCGTCTTAGAACGATGTCGAGTTCAGCCCAGCTACGCGGGCCGCTTTCTGCGCCAGAGTGGCCTGGGCAACCTTCCCCGTTTCCACATGAGATTCGAGATGACCCTTCACTCTTCGCAGCAGGTGAAGCATCGTCCACAGCTTTTCGCGGCCTTCCGCGTCGCGGGCTGGCGAGTTCTGCCATTTCTCTAAAATCTCCGATTCGATAGCCACAAATGCGTCAACGAGAAGTGGATGGGCCAATAGTTGGGCGGCGTCCTGACCACGCTTGATTTCAAGCTCTGCCTTGTCGTCTGTCATTCCTGCTCGTTCCGCTGTTCGTAGGCCACCACTTCGTCAGCTGTGGATGCGTCCTTGGCGCCCATCGCCTTGGCCGCAGCGATCTTGGCCTCGGCATTGATGCGGGCCACCTCAATCTGCGTCTAGGACTGCAACTCGGCCTTGTAACGCGCCAGGTCTGCGTCTAGCTGCGCCTTGACGGTTGCCAAGCGCTCGTCCTGCTCCAACTTGAGCTGGTTTCGCTGTGCCTCAAGCTCCTTCTCGTGTTGCTGCTGAGCAGCCTAGGCCTGTTGCTTGACGATTTCCAATTGAGCGTCGTTCTGGTGCTTCTGCGACTGTAGCTGGGACTGACTTTGCACCTTGAATTGCTCCAGCTGCATCATTTTATCAGCCTCAGACGGCTGCGGTGGTTGCGGCGGAGCCTGATCGGGCGGCATGAAATATCGGGAAGCATCCTTCTTGCCCATGGCGCTCGCCATGTCTTCAAGCGCGTTGTACGCCTGCTGGGGCATGACTAAGCCATATTGAGCGGCCTGCGATTGAACCTGTAGCAGCTGCATCGCCATGGCTAGCTGGCGATCCTTGGATGCCGTGCCAACACCAACCGAGACCGTCATGTCATAGTTGTTCTTCCATGCACGCGGATCAATGGTCATCCACTTGCCGGAGATGCGGACCTATTCCTGTCGATCCTGGTATTGCGTGACCAGTTTCAGGAGCAGCTGGAAGATACGCTTGACGCCAGTCTCCGCAAAGACGCGGGCCATCAGCTCAACACGCTGAGCGCCCTAATCCATGAGCTGCTGCAGGCCTTCTGAGCCGATTTTTGACTTGCTCAGCTCGTTGCCAACAAGTCCTTGCGAGAACTCCTTGATGCCCGTCCTTGCGTCTCGCACGCCATCGAAGAACTGGATGCCACCAAGCGCTTGGGCACCAATGTCAGGCGTCTGGATGACACTCATGGCGTCCAGCGATTTAGTGCGAACCAGGCCGCCTGGACGAGGATTGAGCAGGTCGTCAAGATTGACCTGCCCCTCCACAACGGTTGTCCGAGGGGTATTGGCTAGGTAAAGGTTATCAAGGTACTGGCGGGTAATCGCGGTCTTGATGCGCTGCAGGTCTTCAACAAGATCCCACATCGAGAGGCCAATGAGCTTGTACGGCATCAGAACGGGCGAGAAGATGGCGAAGGGATGGTCCTCAACCACATCATTCTCGAAAACTACCGTGCCGCACTTCACGACACGACGATACTCCGAGATGCCATCACCGTCGAAATCCACCCGGATGTAGCACTCATTGAGCATGACAATGCGCTGGCTGATGTCGAGCGAATCGTCTTCGTCAATGCTCCATGAGCCGTCGTAGCGCTCACGCTCGTACTTCTCGCCGTATGTGTCGCCAAGCGTGCCCTTGGGAAGCTTATAGACCTGCTCTGCGTCATAGCCCAGGCTTAGGAGATCAGAAATGGTGCGACGAACATCATGGCCAATGCAGCGAAGCCCATCGACATAACGCGAGTCCTTCGAGAACCACATTTCCTCAGGCGGAACGCCCTCTACCTTGAACTGCCTCTTTCGCTCCTTGCGCTTTACCGTGACGTTGTAGGTCACTGGCTGCTACTGAGCACCGCCAACCTGACCGTTCATAATGGTGATGTCGGCCTATTCAACCTCTTCGACCTTCACCACGTCGACAAATTCGTCAGCGCTCAACGCCTACACGTCAACCTGCGAAAGGTTCTCGTAATATTCCTGCCGTTCATCCCAGCGCTCATCGCAGTACGCCTTGACCACGCCGATACGGGTAATGAGGGCCGACTTGATCGCGTCATGTAGTACGACGAAACCCGGGTTCTTGCGGTGCAGCAGATAGGAGCAGTATTCCGTGGCGTCGTTGCAGGCCTTCTCGTCGCCCATCGCCTCTGGTTCAAACTTAACGATGTCGTCCGTGCCGCAGTACATGCGCATGAAGACGGGCATCGCCCATTCCACGACCTCCATCAGCTCCTTGCTGACGATCTTGCTGCGGCCATCAACATCGGGCGGGGCGAGGACACCGCGGGCGTCGCCCACATAGAACGCCATGGCCTTGGCTCGATCCGAGGCAAGCTGGTCGTTCAGGCCGATGCCGTTCGACCGCTCATGGTCAATCAAGGCGCACAGCTAGCCATCCGTCATCGGACCATTCTGACGCTTAATGGCCTCAGCTTCGTCGTACTGTTCGTAGCTCATGTAATGGCGAGACTCGGATAGTTAAGCGTCTTGGTCGACCAGTCTTCGTTACTCAGGCTGGGGGCGACGATGTGGAGGTAGCGAAATGCGTCTGCCCCGTGGCTCCATTCGTCGTGTACGGGTGCGCCAGGCTCGCCAGTGGTCGTCGGGACGCCTCGGCGATACCGCTTGAGGCATTGAATAAGTCGATCCGTCTTGCTGCGGTCGAAGTAAGTCTAGGCAAAGCCGCGGCGGGCATTGCGTATGCCTGCCTCAATGGACTGGTTAGGGATAATCCGCACGTCCCAACCAAGATCACGCATGATTTGCTCTGCTGACTTGCCGGACTTGTAGTCCTTATGCTGGCCGTCATGGGGTAGCCAAATCGTGCCCCAATTCCATTTCTTGTTCTTCAACTCGGCCGAGTAATGATCGAGAGTCTTGTGGCTGTCCTCGATGTATTCAACCACGCGGATCTGGCTCACATGCCGCTAAGCCAAGATGATCGACATCTTGTCGTTCCAGCCAAGATCAAAGACTGCGTGCACCCTCATAGACGGATCGTACGGTAGCTCGCAGATACGGTCAGATGTCTGCGTTGCAGCGACCTCATCAGCATAGATCGCTCCCGTGATGGCTGGTTTGCACTTGCCTTCCCAAATGTTCCTGTACTCGGGATCCGGCAGCGTTGCCTACGCGTGCTTCCGCTCCTTCTCTAGGACTTCCGGAAACCATGGATTGTCGTGATAGTTGACCTCAACAACCCAGGCATCGGGAGGCCTGTTCTAAACGAACCGAACCCATGTCGAATCCGTGTCTAGCTCAGGATTGAAGCTAACCCATATCTCCGAACCGTCCTTTCGGATGGTCGGGATCAGGATAGACCAGCTTCGGTCGCTCACTGCCTGGGCTTCCTCAACCCATACAATGTCGACACCCTCAAACGACTTGATCGACTCAGCCGTCTAGTCGCTAAGGCCGGAGAAGATGAATTCCGATCCATTGGCGCCCTTCAGGACGGCTTGCTGCACCTCGTAGAATGACCCCAGGCCAAGAGCCTGTACCTGGTCGCCAAGGAGCTTGTGCACCGAGTCCTTGATGGACTTCTGCACCTCTCGCGTGCAAAGGACGCGTAGCTGCTTCTAGGCGGCAAGTATGAGGAGTGCTCGGGCGAAGCTCCATGACTTCGCGCTGCCACGGCCACCATGAGCCACCTTGTAGCGCATGGGCTTGAACAACGGCTTGAGCTTGGCGGGAAATTTGGCGTCCGTCATTCAAAGGTGACCGTAATGCTGGCCTTGAGGGGGTCACCATTCTCACCCGTCACTTGCATTGGCAGAACTTTAGCCAGAAGACTCATGAACGGCCCTGGATGCTCTTCGGCCTGCTTGGCGAGGTAGTCAACTCCGCCCTTGCGATCAAGCGCCTCTAGGATCATCTCCCGAAGCTATTTGTTGTTCTTATCGAGGCTGCCCTTCGGACGGCCTGCGCCTTCGCGCTTACCTCCGCGAGACATAAGGATTCCTCTGATTGAAATTCAGTTGGCGTTTAGTTGAACTGCCTGCTTACTGGTTCTTCGAGCATGCTTGCGGCGATACGAAGCATCTTCGCTAACACGTCGCGCTGAGCATTCGGAGCGATGACACGTACATCATTGCCATTGGTTCTGACCAGGATAGCCAGCTCGTTCTCCTGGGCGTAAGTGCGGACAATGCCGGCCACTTGCTCGTCAATCGACTCAAGGACGTTCACGCTACGGCACCTACTCTCTAAAGCGACGCCAGTTATTCATACGGAAATACGCCTGGATTCTTCGGCGACCATGGCGACAAGCTGAAAGATTGTATTGGCACCTTTCCTCCATGGCACCCTACCCCTAATCCTGGCTTCTAACATGTTTGCGGAGTTGTCTCCATTTCGTAGATGGCTAGGATTGACGCACGACGGATTGTCGCAAGAGTGAAGAACAAGATCAGGCTGATCACCATAGAACATCACGTAGGAGACGCGATGAGACTGCATAACTTTGCCGCGAACAGAGAACTGACCATATCCTTTCTGGTTTTTAGATGCCTACCAATTCCAGCAACCAGACTCCGTGTCCTGCTTCACCTTTGAAAGGAAGGAGTCCTTCCTTATCAAGGATGGATCAATATACGCCCGCTTCCCGTGATTCATCGTTGCCCTTAATGGCGGGGGTGGTCGGAATTGCGCCGACATTACCTGTTTTAGAGACAGGAGTAGCACCTACGCGCACCCCATCATGCTTGCCAAAGATGCGCGACCAATTGTCAGCCAGCGTCTTGTCATCGACAGCAGGTGGCCTGCGATCGCTACCCTTGCTCATTACGGACCAGGAGGTTGATAGTTGACGCCCAAGTAATACGTCAGCGCGGCGAAGGTCTCAAACACCACGCATTCAGTCGGATCTGCGCCAACACGGGGCATGCAGATGTAACCATTGGCCGAGCGCTAAATGACAACAGTGCTGCCAGCGAGCCAGGTGGGAACGCTCATTTCGTCTCCTTGGTGGGTTTAGACCAGCCGCAAATCTGCTTGCCGGTCTCGTCGTGATCGAGGATTTGTCTTGCCGTGCCGTCTGTCAGGCTGTCGTCCTTACTCGGATAGATAGGTTTGACCCATTCACATCCGTTGTTCGGCTCAGTCGCGGGTCCAGCTTTGCAGCTTGCCAGCAGCGCTATCAGGAGCAGCATCACCAATCCGCTGGATAGGCGCATCGGAAAGCTTTTGGGTTTCCTGCTCAACATGGCTTCGAACCTGCGCGCGTTTAGTGATTTGCTTCTGAGCCTCAATCTCAACCTTGGACTGCTTGGCTTCGTCGTGGATGCGGGCGAAATGCCAGCCACCCAGCAGCAGTACGATCGCCAAGACGGCGATAACGATGAGCTTGATGCGACCCATCTCAGAAGCCGTCTACTACGTCGTTCATTCGCACGGCTCCCCGTATTTGCTGAGGATGAATAGATAAATCGCCACGATTGCCACAATAATCAACATCATGGCGATTTCATTGAATAGATAAGGCCTGGCATGGAGGTGTCAAAGTTGACCGCCTCTCGCCACTGGCCCGGAGTAAATGCCAGGTCGAATGACCCCATGGTCTTCATGTAGCCCTCGCCAACCTGCTGGTACAGGATCGAGATAACGCCGATCAACTGTCCGTCACGGTTGAAGATGCCCGCTCCACTGTCGCCGAAGTAGCCGTTCAGGTCGTACAGCGTCGCCGATGCTTCAGGAAACTTCTTGTGCCCGGCGACATTGCCCTGACGGTAGATATCAACCAGCTCGCCAGGGTTGCCGATCACATAGACAGAATCACCCTGATTGGCCTCGTGGCCGCGCAGCGCGGCTTCCCTAAAGCTCAGGCTGGTCACCAACAACAAATGATCGTGCTTGTCGTCATAGGCCTTGTAGACCACCACCGGAATTCCATCGATGGCGAGCGAATGCGCATCAGCCAAGCAATGAGTAGCGGTCAAGATGGTGTTCTTGCCAACCACTGTGCCAGAGCAACTACCGTTGTCCATGGTGAGATGGACGGCAACCTTGTGGATCTTATCCACCGGGCTAGAGGCGCACCCCGCGAAGGCCAGTAAGGACCAGATGACCGCGAGATGTGCCAAGGTTTTCATGACTGCTTACCCTCACAAAGGGCGCGCTCTGCGGCCCTACGACGCACTAGACCAGGAAGCTTTTCACCGTTGGAATAAACCCAGCGGTTGATTTCTGCACAGGCCCCCGGCATATCGCCAGCATTAGCCTTGCGGACCAACGTTGACTGGCAGAAAGCTGCAGGCCCAACGTTGTATGTGAAAGAGGTGAAGGCGGCTGCCTCATACGGCCTTAGTGGCACTCGCACACAGCGCTAGACCGCGGCATAGGCCACTGCGAGATCGCCCTCTAGGAGCCTTTGGCACTCTTCCTGCGTAGCTACCGTGCCCGGGTTAACATCCGAACCCGTGTGGCCGTAGCAGATGGTCGGTATGCCAACCGGATCGGCGTACGTATGCGGAATGTAGCCCTCGAAATGCACTACTAGGCCAGCGGCCAGGCTCAGAACCAGACTGGCGGCTCCAGCTCCGACCTTAAGTCGGGTGCTTGCCATGGCGCTTAGCCCTCACCCACTTGATGCCCTTGTATCCAAGCTAGACGATGAGCATGGAGGTGTAGATGCTCGCCAGCAGATAGGAGATTGGCCCCCAGGGAATGTCAGCGATCCAACTGGCCCCGAAGAACGCTGCCAGCGGAGACGCCATAGCAGCATCACGAAGCACCTCATTCCCCTGAGCCATGGTTATTTCTTCTTGCCCAAGATCTTATTGGCCTTGCTATCGATCTTGGCCTTAGCGGCCGGCGACAGATTGCCCCTAGCTTCCTGCTGGCTAGCACGAGCCTTGGCGTTGGCGGCGTGGCTAGCATCCGGCATCGGATACTTGCGCTGCCCCGGAAGGCCGAAATCACTGGAAAGGAGACCCTTCCTCTACTTGCCAGTAAGCTTTGCCATGTCATTTCACCGCTGTTAGGTTGGTCTTGCTTTTGCCTTTGCCAATCACCACCCAGCGGTCATCCTCGGCGCTTAGGCCGTAGATGTCGCCAGGCTTATCTGGAATATGGAGCGCTTCGAAACCGCGAGCTTTGCAGAACTCGCCAACACCCTGCGGGAAGATGTACTGACCGCTATTGGCCGTACCGCCGCCGCTATAGACGACCCAATCGGCATCGCCGTGGTCTTCTTCCAGGTCAATCTCGCCGACAATATCAACTTCGGTTTCGTCGGTCATGGCTGGCTCCGAATGAATCTGGGTGGCAGAACGCCTACGCGTCGGCTTTACAGGCCACGGGTTCCCAAGGTTGTAGAGGGTTTTAACCTTTCGGACCTCTCCCGACCTCTCCATGCAGCCGGACCCGCATGGACGATATCTAGCCTGCTGCCACCCAAAACTTGTAAGTGCCGCTGGCCGTTAGGTCCCAGCGGCGGGAGACGGCGGCGCACCGCTATTCGCCTCCCTCATTTGTCAGTATGCATAATCAAGGGTGGATGATCGTTCCGGGTCGAAAGCGAGCATGAATCCAGTCGGGCTGTACGAATCCGGCCCAGCGATAGAACAGACCCTCAGCAAGCTTTCGCGTTGCCAAGTAGTCCTCACGGCGAACTCGGAACTTCTCAGCCCTGGTTGCAGCACTTCGCCTGATTCCGCAGAAGCGGTCAAATCCATCCAAGATCGCTCCTTTCGTCCAGATGCGGTCCTTATTGGCAATCCCTCGTCCTGTGCGATGGATAAAATCGAACGCCATCTGACACAGGCCAATGCGGTGCAGTTTCGAGCCACCCCAGAACGCCTCTAGCAGCTCAGGAGGCAGGCCGCTCTTACGGGCAAAGGCCAGGGCTGCCATATCGTCCGTCGTGTCCACGCAGTCCTCTAGCCCGGCTAGAAGACGCCAGAAATTGGTCTGCCCCTCGATCTTCGCTAGGCGCTCACACGGGTGGGGAGGCCGCTTGTCCCAGAACTCGCTCACGCTGCCCTCGCCAAAGTGAATCGCTGCTCAGCATTCGGGTACTTCTTCTGCAGGAACTCATGAAGCTCAATGCCTTCGTACTTCCGGCATAGCGCCTGCAAAGTGACCGGCATAGGCTCTAGATCCCCGTTGTTACGCACGTCGTTCAGCACGACAATCCCGCGCCAGTCGTTGTTTCGCTGGTGGCCGCGGTATCCCTCATCGTGCAAATAGGCTGACCCGGCGACGATGCCGTGGATGGTCCGGCCTATAGGCAGTGGCCGTCGATGCACCAAATAGCCCTGCTCATGGCCGCACACGAACGTCGCACCGATCTTGTTCAATCGGTTGTCCATCGATCCGCCGATGGGGCGGTCTGACTTCTCCATCTGGAAGTAATGGGAGTAATTCACTCCGTCCACTTCTACCACTCGCAGGAACGGATGCCGCTCGAATCCCTGCGTGTCCAGATGGTGTTCGCCAATCGTGCCGGCGAACCGAGGATCGTTGTTGATCGCTCGGTTGATCCGATTCTCGTGGTTGCCGAACGTGAAGATGCAACGAGGATTCCAAGCACCACGACGGCCACGGATCAATCGCGCCTGCTCAGCCCGCATTGGAGCCACCAGACGGGCATAGGCGTCGTTGCCGGTGGCTACGTCGTCCTCGTACCTAGCGCCCTCCTTGGCGAGGGATCCGGGGCCGTCATGCGACGACAGGCTAGGCATGTCCCACCAATCACCGATGTTCACGATCACATCCGGCTTATAGTCCACGATGGCCTGAGCGATCCAATCGATATGATCGGTTGGAACGCCCGGGCGAACCTGGCAGTCGGGGATAACGAAATGACGACGCGCGGCCATATCAGTCCAGAATCGCCTTGACCTTCTCCGCGATGCGGAGAGCACGGCTAGCCTCTGCTTTGTGGGCTGCGCTTTCTGAGACCAGACGATAAGACTCCGCCTCTTTCTCCGTCGCCTTATCCGTCAACGTCTGCGCGTGCTTGGTAAGCTTGTCGATCTTGCTTTCGAGGTCGCCAACGATCTTGCTAATGGTGTTCTGGAAGAGCATTGAAGTAATCCTCTTAGCCCGGAGTGATGGTTGCCATAATGGCGATGGCTACGATCAATATGACAATCATTGCGGAGATCCAAAGTGGCGATAGAACCCACCACCAAGACCACGCGATTGCGCCAAAAAGTTTTGCGCCGATGAATAAGAGGGTCAGTAGACCCACAAATCCAATGCGGCCAGTATTTGCATGTGCTGCCTCGGACATCTCTCAGACTCCGGTTGAGTTATCGTCACGGCTGTATTCGTCGCGAAGCGCTTCTGCGGCCATGGGATGGCTCTGTCCATGCCGCATGGACACATCAACTTCTTGGGCGGCAACGAACCCACGAACCATCCAGCTACACCATGGAGCAGCCTCCTGGCACTGCTTAGCCTTCAACAGCTCATGCAGGTAGCCGGAAGCATTGAAGATGAGCGCGCACAGCTCAGTCTCGACATCGTCACCGCTCTTGGTTCCATAGCCTCGGTGCGCTCTCCACCAGTCGCGGAAGTGGCGAAAGCCGGACTTCATGTAGTCCTTGAGCGGAATTCCTAGCTGCCAGTTGTCAGACTCGCGGTAGCTTCCATCTGGAAGACGGCGCTTCAAATGCATGTATTCACCAAAGCGCTCGATCACCAAGGGACTAAGAAATCCCTCAAAGTCGATCTTGTCCGTATCGGTGTCGCGAGTTGCACCAGAGGCGAATTGACGTATCGGAGCGCTCATGCACCAACCTCGATGTAGTTGGTGCCATTCTCTTCGCGCACGGGAAACTCAGGGGGAAACCAAAAGTACCTTTCTTGGTTTCCCTATAATCTTGTTGAAGCGCTTGCGCGCTGCCTGTTGGGTGATACCAAGTCGGTAAGCCACCGCTTTTGACCCATGCTCACGAAACAGCATTTCGTACTGCCGCTCATTCTTCGCCTTCGTCTCTGCGACGATGGCAGTCTGCTCAGCGAATAGAACTATCTCATCCACCGCTTCGTTGGGCACGTCGAATTCGTTAGCCAGTCGATCGGCGAACTCCCGGATGGCATCTTTCAGGCGTGCGTAGTTCATGGCTTACCCCTCAAACAAGTCAATCTCACGAAGCCGCAGCACGAATCCTTGATAGTCCAGTTCCTCCGTGTACTGGTGATCGAAGGTCCATGCCTCGTTGATCCCAAGAACCTCGCGCATCCTCATCCGAATACGCCAACCTTGCCGGTTGATCTTGTAGGCGAGGACCGGGGCTTTTTTGCACTTTGCTGCATCGGTGCAGGTTTGCTGCCACCAGGTCTTAATGCTGGTCTTGGCTGCGTGCTTGCACTGCACTGCGAACGGTCCCAGCAGGATGTCTGCCCCACCATCACGGGCCTGTCCCAGAGTGCGCTTGATCGTCATGCCAAGATCGTCGGATAGCATGGAAGCCAGCTGATTCTCGGCCCTGGCCCCTTTATCGCGCTGCATCTTGCCCATCACGCGACCATCCGCCCTTTGCCCATCACGGCCTCAAGGTCCTCCACCAGCCAGTCACGGTTCACCTTGCGCTTGTAGTGTCCAATGATCTTCAGTCGGTGCAGGAAAACCGCACTGTCTGATTCCGTTTCGATGTGAAAAACGCTACCGCGGCGGTCATAGCCAACCGCCCAGGTATGTGCCCCACCACGATTCATCATGCGGCGATCAATCTTCCGGGCGATCTGGTCGGCCGTGTCATCGTGGATGTTGCCGACCGGGATGGGCTTGATCTTGAACATGGTGTTACCTCTTGAGGATGAGTAGGCCATTGCGGATAAGCCAGTCATGGGCACGCAAAATGGCCTTGTCGATAAGTGCGCGGCGTTCATCGCGCGATAGGTGACGCCCCGAATCGATGGAAGCGTGGCATTCCGGGCAAAGCGGTGCCGTCATCCATGGATCGGTCTTCTTGCCCATGCCCTTGCCTTCATTGCGATGGGCCACCTGAACGCCATAGGCGCCACACAGAGCGCACGTTTCCATCATGGCAACGGCAGCGAACCATCTACGTTCTTCAGCGGTGCTCACTGATGCAACTCCACATCATGCTCGGCACAGTACGATTGGGCGAATTCGATAAGTTCCGACATCTCGCTAACGGGCAAACGCCGGGTCTGGATTCCAAGGTTCACCACGCTATGACCATCTAGGCTGGGAACGACTTTCCCTTGGCCGCGATCAGTGGCTCGCGCCCAGCAATCCACGAGCAACCTTTTCCATCCTTCGGTATCGATGGTTTGACCAGCCCACTGGCGCTGCTGAGATAGTTCGTGGCAAATACTGTGGAACATGTCGTTCTGCTCCGTGCTGCGCCTGGACGCCATCTCGCCCACCGTCACCCTCACCCGTTTCCCTGCCGCAACCATCTTGGTCACAAGATCCCATGCGCCGACCATGTTCTGGCGCGCGTCTGACTTGGTGAGGGTGAAAGACTTAGAGGCCATGGCTTATTTGCTGATCTGTACAAACAGGAACTTCGGACCACGCTTGATGATCTTGGCGATACGGGTGCCAAGGGCCGTTGAATGCACCCATCGCGCATCTTCACGGCGCAGATAACCCATTGGAGTGAGTTGGCCTCCGATCGTCACCCACTTGTCATCGACATAGATCAGGCCTGGATCATTGACAATGCGCTTCACATCACCGGTCTTGAGCGTCTTAGCCATGTCTGCGTTTCCTCTGCTTGGTTAGTTGGTCATGCAGGAGAAGCTTGTCTACGTCAGTCCCTTCGAATGGAACGGGCTTGCCAACTTCCCTATCGCCCTCTTTTGCGTACTTCACTTTTGCTCCCGGGAATGCGCGCCTCACTTCGTCCACAATCTGCGCAACTCCAGGCATCCATTCCCGCATCTTCTGAGCGCGTTGCTCGGCCGCAACCTGGTCTGCCCTGACTAGAGAAAGGGCGTCACTCGTGTTCGGCATAGTTTTCGAACCTCATGCAGTCGGCGAGCCACGCGGCTTTCACGATGCCGGTGGGCCCGTGTCGGTTCTTCTCGATGCTCAGGATAGCTAGCGCCTCTTCGGCGCTATCGTCGTGCACGGCTGGCCGGTAGAGCGTGATGATCTGGTCGGCCTCTTTCTCGATGGACGAGCTGTCTGACAAGTCGCCCATGCCAGGCTGCTTGTCGTCACGCTTGTCGACATCGCGACTCACCTGGGCAAGCGACACCACCGGGATGCACAGCTCGCGGGCAAGATCTTTAAGACCCTGAGCCACCTCACCCACATGCTCATCACGGCGAGCGTTCTTTCCGGCACGGCTAGAGCGGATGCGTTGCAAGTAGTCCACGAACAGCACGCGCATACCGTTCTGCTGCTTCCACTTGCGGGCCATGCGCGATACGTCGGCAATGGACGGCGAGCTGCGGTCGTAGATTTGGCAGACGCGATCATTCAGTTCTTCGATGGCGTAAGCGAGCTTTCCGTAATCCTCATCACGGAAGCGGCCATTGCGCATCTTCTCGGCAGCTACCTTCGACTTGGCGGCGATGATTCGGCCACCCACCTGCACCATGGGCTGCTCGGCAGAGACAATCCCGCACGGCACCTTGCAAGCGATGGCGAAGTTGAGCAGTAGAGCTGTCTTGCCCATCGCAGGACGTGCGCCCACCACGATCAGGTCTGAGTCGTGCCAGCCGCCCAGAACGCGATCCAGACGCTTCAGGCCCGTAGGGATGCCGGGAATGTCATCGCCCAGCTCACGCGCTCGCTGGGCCTCTTGGTAGGCCGCAGCCATGGCCTGCTTCAGCGTGAACTCAGAGCGCGTCTCGGTCTTCTGCAGCTCCATTAGCTCGACCACACCGCGGTCTACGAGCTGCACGCTGTCCTCGTCCGAACCGTAGGCGTCTTCCGCGAGCTTGGTAGCTCGGTCGATCACCTGACGGCGGACGGACTTGCCTCGGATGATTTCGGCGTAGGCCAGGATGTTGGCTGCGCTGGGGGTGGAGTTAGCCAGGTGGATCAGATAGCCGCCGCTTCCATCCAGCATCGTTCCAAGATCATTGGCGTCGAACCAATCCGCCATGGTCACGGCATCGCACGGCTGACCACGGGCCGAAAGCTCCAGCATCGCCCGGTAGATGAGCTGGTGGTCCTTGCGGTAGAAGTCCTGCACCGCCAACTGATCGGCAAGCGATTCGATCTTGTCAGGCACCAGCATCAGTCCGCCGAGAACAGCTTGCTCGGCGTCGACGGAATGCGGCGGCACGCGGATGCCCATGGCCCGTGCTTCGGCTGCAAGGCTCATGACAGCTCCTTGCGTTTCGGAGGCCGTGGAGCGTCAGCGGCGGTTGGCGTGGCCCGCGATAGCCAGCTCGTGATGAACCGCCCCACTCCGCGACGGGTCTTCCGGTTGGCCGGGTTCGCCAGGAGCCAGACGCGCATCTTCGCCAGCTCGGCCTTCACGTCGATCTTCGGGTAGGCGGAACGCAACTCGGCGATCAGGCCATCGGTAGCGAACTCCGACCCGTCATCGAGCGGAAGCGCGGGAAGCTCTTGAGATGGAGATGGAGATGGAGATGGAGATGGAGTGTTTCCTAACGGTTTCGAAACCGTTTCGGAAACACGCCAAGCGGAGACTATTTCCTGCTTGAAAGAAACCGAGTCAGGGATAGCCTCAATCGACTTGACGATAGCCTTCCGGATGTTGGGATTGTCAGGCTTGTTCCATTCATGGAACTTGCACACCCACACCCATTTAGTCTTCGCGCAACGCTTGGCGAAGTTAGCCGACGAAAGGGTTTCGAAACTGTTTAGTAACCGTTCCGTACTCCACCCTAGGTCTTCGCACGCATAGGCTTCCGGAAGGCGGAAAGCCCCGGATGCATTCGTGTGCGGAGACGTGAGCAGATACACCGCCAGTAGGCGGCCATCGGTATCAAGCCCAGCGAGCGTTTCGCTAGACCAGAACGACGTATGGATTTTCCCGTAATCGCGCATGAAGTGTTCCAATGGATGCGCGTGGCCTCGATCCCCCTCCCAGGGAATGGAAAGCGCGAAGGCTTGGTATTAGCTCATTGCCGCAAACCTCTTAACGAAGGTGTTGTAGTTCATGTCAGCCTTCCTGCGATTGCATGGAAGACATGCCGGCACGATGTTGCGCAAACCCATGGCCCCACCCTTCGACAACGGAACAACGTGATCTAGGGTGATTTCCATCAGCGTCAGGTGGCGGCCGCAGTAGTGACACTCGATCCACGGTCGACCACCCATGAGGATTCGACGGAATCGGTTCTTTCGCTCACCACCTTGCAGTCGACGGGTCAAGCCGCCTCCTTAACCTCAGTCAGTTCCTCTCGCCCATGCAGCTGCTTGATGTACTCAGCAGCCTTCTTGGCGACGGGGTCCCAGCTGCCCAGCTCGAAGGGAATCGGGTCGTCTTTGCCTTGGTCGGTAATCACGCGGCCTCCGAAAAGCTCGCGATGTAGGAGATGCGGTCCATCTCGCGCGGACGACCTTGGGCAGCACGGAGCGCCGATTGCAGGTCGCGGTACTGACGGACCAGATTCCAGCCGGTTGCCTCGATCAGCCGCCGAGCCATCTTCACCGTCAGCGTCCGCTCGCCCTTTTTCAGCATCGTCAGGTATGCCCCGCTGATGCCCATGCGCTTGGCGATTTCGGTCTGATGGCAGCCGGACAGGCGAAGGGACACGGCAATCGCCTCTTCCTCTGAGGCACAGAGCCGCAGCGTCTGGTCGTCCGCATTGCGTGCGGAAACCGAGGCCAGGACTCGCAATTCACCCTGATTCACTGCCCTTTACTCCCCTTCGCTTTCGTTAACAGGAATGGCTGGAGCCAAATAAAGGCCGTGAGCCGGCCTTGTGGCTCACATTAAAGCACAACTTGTATGTTGATACAAGTTCGAGTTGCTGTGCGCAGGAGGCCGCGAGCTTCAGACTTAAGCCCATGAAAAAGAAAGAAGAGTTCAACGCTGGGGCGGTTCTTGATCAGCTCATTGCCAGATCCGGCAAGAGCAAAGCTGCCCTAGCGAGGCATTTGGACGTGTCGCCTCAGGCCATTCAGAACTGGCTCAAATCAGGCGGATATGCCCGTGAACACATCAAGCCTATCTGCTTGTTTTTAGACTGTTCTGCAGACGAGCTAGTAGGACTTAGGGAACCCGCACCTCAGGTCCAGAGCGAATCTCAGGATTCTGGATTGGACCTTGAGACTCTGAAGTCCGCCCTCGCAGCAGTGAAGGAGGCGGCGAGCGCGATGGATGTGGTTATCGATGACATCTACAAGACGGCACCACTAATTGCATATGCCTATCGGGAGAGGCTCAATCTCCCGCCAAATCTTACGAAAGAAGAGTACAAAGCCTTTGATGTCGTGACGGTCGCAAGACTCAAGGGGGAGATGCGAGATGTCCAAGAAGCGAGACCCGCTCCTAGAGCAAGCCAGAGAAGCCTTAAAGCAGTTGAGACCCGCAAAGAGGAAACTAGGGGTGGTGAGCCACGAGGGAAGAATTAGCTATCTGCAGGATGCGAAGCTGCTGGAGCTTCGCCGCACCAGGCCAGAACGGCCTTCAAATACGGAGGGGGACGTATGAATAGGATGCTGTGTATGGCGGCCGTGGCCGTCGCTCTTGCCGGATGCGCCACGGGTGGCAAGATTCGAGATCTGACGGTGGGTCAGGACCGGGCGTCTGTCGAGCATCAGCTCGGCCGGCCGGATGGATATGCCCAGGTCGACGGTTATGACGTTCTTACATACAAGAATCGCCTTATGTCTGGCTGGTCATGGGATCGTGCCGACTATCAAGTTGTCTTAAGGGACAACAAGGTCGTGCAATATGGCCCTGGCGAAGTAAGACAGGCGCAGAACCATGCTGGCGTGTTAATTGTGGCGCCTGTCAGATGAAGACACTAATTTTCTTCGTCCTGATGGCTGCATCGATGACATGCGTGGGCCAAGAGAAAGCCCAATCTGCCGACATTGTCTATACAAATCTCAAGCGTTTCGTGGATTTTACGGAAGGACACCCGCCGACTCCTGACGCCGTTCAAGATGTAAGCATGTCGATGAGCGTTGGCTATATGCTTGGGTTGCTAGATGGACTTACAGTTGGGGCCGTAGTACGCCCGCACAACAACACGGACTGCCTGAAAGATCGAATCAGCACAATCATGTTGGCTCGCAACTTCATTGCCTATGTGGACGCCCATCCTTCCAAGCGAGGCTCTGAGTATCAGGGCGTTGCGATGCACTCAATAGTCAATGCATATCCATGCCTGGCACCTCTAGGCAAGTAGAGATTCGCTAGGGCGCGCAATGCGCCCTTTTTGTTGCCTATAACTTTTGGCATATACAAGTATAACTTGTATTCGTATGCAAATCATGGTTGAATTACCTCAACAGCCCAGGAGGCTGGGGAGGCAAGACCATGAAGACCACGATCTACACCGATCTGGAACAGGCCGAAATCCGCGCTGACGCTCTGGAAGCCGCCGGCCTGGATGTGGAAATCGTCGCTCGCACGGGTGGCTGGGAAGTGGTCCGCCGCGAACGCGATCTGCGGGGGTACTGAGCCATGCCCACCGTCAACTTCTACGCCGAACTGATCGGCGACAGCTTCCGCGGTGAAGCGGTCAACGCTGAGACCTACGAGACCGTATTCCGCACTCCCGGCACATACCCCGATCCGCAGATGGCACAGATGGCCGCGCAACGGATGTATGCGGCTCGGATCAATGCGGCGATGGCGCGTGAGTACGCCGATGCGCATCGTGGGGCGGTGGCATGAACCCCCGCACCCACTACGAGATGCTGGCGAAGCAGGCGGCTGGCGAGAAGGTCGATGTGCTGGCACGCATCCTCAACTGTGGTGAGTCGATGCGCGACGTGCACGACGTCGTTGCCGAGCTGATCGAAGCCTCGCGTGAAGTTGAATCTGATGCAGCGATGTTGGGGATGACCATCAAGCGCCTCAACGCCGCCCTCGCCCGCGTCGGAGGTGTGCAGTCATGAGCATCCAACTCCGCCTCATTCAAGGCGATCACCAGACGAACATCTGGAAGCTTGAGCGCTGCTATCGCGCCAAGGTCGCTCTGCCCAACGACGGCTTCGTACGCCTAATCGACTACATCGGGCCGTGGTACGGCTGGAAGCAGATCGATCCGGAAGCCTCCGTCGCAACGTGGAAGACGAAGCAGTGAACGCCGTCCTTGCGCTTGGAATGGGCGACTTCCACGACCGCGAACGTGATCGCCAAGAATATCGGGACGCAGCGATTGAGCGCGAGTCGGCTGAGCTATACGCCGATGACCAGGAGGTGAGCGAAGCGCTGTGTGACTTCCTCTCTTACCTGCGCGGCCATCGCAACGACCCCAAGGTTCTCGAAGCCATCAGCGCACTTCGCGATGGCGACCATCTTTACTTCGGCAATCTTTGTGCGCAAGCCGTGGACAAGCGGCTTGATCAGAAGGCCGAGGACAACATCACCGAACGCAACGCTTCCATTGAGCCTTACTGACCCATGAAAACGATCAAGCAGCTCCTCTCAGCGTTCATAGCGATTGATATCCCGATTCTCATTGCACTGCGTCTAGCGGCGTGATGCGACTCCCTCTAGCTGCTGGTGGACCTCCCGCGCCGCTCCCGGCGGCGTTGCAGCAGCACCGGGACTAATTAACTCGGAGCAATTTGATGAACATGGTTGTATCAAATGAGCAGGCCTCGGTGGGTGTTCTTGGCTCCTTGGCCAGTCACTACGGCATGGACAAGGGGGCCTTCATCCAGACGGTAAAGGCTACCGTGATGTCTGGAGCGAACGTATCCAATGAGCAGTTGGCGGCCTTCTGCCTGGTTGCCAAGGAGCATAAGCTCAACCCGTTCACCAAGGAGATTTTCGCCTTCCCGAGCCGTGGTGGCATTGTCCCCGTGGTCAGCGTTGACGGCTGGATGAAGCTCATCAATTCACACCCGCAGTTTGACGGGATGGAATTCAAGGACGTCCTGAACGAACAGGGCGGACTGCTTGCGGTTACCTGTCGCATCTTCCGCAAGGACCGCTCACATCCGGTCGAAGTGACGGAATACATGAGCGAGTGCCGCCGAAATACGGATGTATGGAAACAGTGGCCGGCCCGCATGCTTCGTCACAAGGCCACCATTCAAGCGGCTCGCTATGCCTTCGGCTTCGCCGGCATCCTTGAGCAGGACGAGGCTGAGCGAATGGGCGACGCCACATCTAACCAAGCGGAAATCGTTCCAGCCATCGCGATCACGGATGACCGCAAGAAGCGTTGCGATGAGGCCGCCGAACAGTACCGCCCTTCGGTGGACCTGATTAAGGCAAAGATCTCCGAGTGGGATCAGGACGACAACTCGGACCACCTCTATACCGTAGCTGAAGCGTGGTACGGGCTTCCGCAGGCCGCTCAGATGGATCTTTATCTAGCCCCGTCCAAGGGTGGCGTTTTCACCACGCACGAGCGTGACGTCATCAAAACCAAACTTCCCAAGCAAAGCATCGAGGACGCAGCATGAGCAGGGGCATCAATAAAGTCATCATCGTCGGCAACTTGGGCGCCGATCCCGAAACCCGCTACACCGGCAACGGCACCGCGATCACCAACCTGCGCATCGCCACCTCCGAGCAGTGGACCGACAAGCAGAGCGGCGAGCGCCAGGAGCGCACCGAGTGGCACCGCGTGAAGCTGTTCGGCAAGCTGGCCGAGATCTCCGGCGAATACCTGAAGAAGGGCCGCCAGGTCTATATCGAAGGCTCGCTGCGCACCGACAAGTACACCGACAAGGACGGCGTCGAGCGCTACAGCACCGACATCGTCGCCAATGAAATGCAGATGCTTGGCGGTGGTGGCGAACAACAGCAGCGCAACCCCACGCAGCGCAGCGCTCCGCCGCCGGCCGACAACAACAACTTCGAAGACGACGACTTGCCGTTCTGACGAGTCGTTCAAACCACATCACACGCAGGAGTACGTATGAGCACCAAGATCCTGGCCGTCAGCGGCGGCTTCTATTTCTTCGGCACTGAGGTGCAGGCCCAGGAGGGTTACATCGCCCTCAAGAAAGCCGCGATGTTTGGCGGCTTCAGTGGTGGTAAAGGCCTTCCGGGCGTGGCTCGCGGCGACAAGTCGGCCACGGTCACGCTGGATCGTTTCGATGCGGACGAAGAGCTTCTTTTCCCCGTTACGGCCGTCTTCGCCATCCTCCCGGCCATCGACCTGTACGCCTTCAAGGGCACCACGCTGCGCTGATCCTCGGGCATAAGGGAGAGCTGCTATGAACCATCTGTTTTCGCCCGATGTTCCCATTCTGCTGATCGGTCCGCCCGGCGTGGGCAAGACCGCCAGTGTCCAGGCTCATTTCGATCACGCCGAAGTCGTGCTTACGTCCACGCTGGTGGAGGAAGACATCGCCGGCCTGCCGTATCGCGAGGGTGAGTACGACTATCGGACGATTCCCTCGATCTTCCGTCGCCTGCAGGAGGCTTCCGACAAAGGACAAAGCACCGTCCTGTTTCTGGACGAGCTGGACAAATCGCGCAGGGCTGTGGCTGACACGCTTCTCACCCTGGTCGCCTCGCGACGAGTCGGCAATGCATCGCTTCCCAACAAGACGTGCATCGTCGCAGCGGCCAATCCCCCTGAATTCGGTGGGGGCGATGGAATCAGTGACGCGATGATGTCGCGCTTCTCCGCCATCGACTATATGCCCGATGTGTGCGCATGGTCGGAATGGGCCGACAAGCAGTTCGCCTCCAACGAGGCCAAGATGGTGATTTCCTCGGTACGAAATGGTGAGCTTGCCATTTTCGACATGGTTGGCGAAGGCCTGTCCAAGCGAATCACCACACCGCGCACGCTGACGATGGCTCTTAAGGTTCTTGAGCGCACCGGAACCGATGAAGGTTTCGACTCGATCATGCGCGGCCTTCTCACGCCGGCTTCGGCCAGCCAGATCCTCCACATCGTCACGCATACGCGAAACGAAGTCATGAATCACTCGATCATGAATGCGCGGAGCGGCGTCTCGAAGAACAAGAACCGTCCTGTCCTCAGGGTGTAACCATGCAACTGACCGCCGCCCCCATAGTCCGTCAGCCCATGCATGTGGTGGGTGCTCCTGGAAAGACGGACTTTGTCCGAATCTACCTCGCATCTGAGCTGAATAAGTCCGAATACAGGACGACGCTCAGGCATGAGCAGGGACATGTCTGGTCAGCCCATAACCGGCGACGCCCGAAGGAAGCCATACAAGAGCTTTGGGTAATCGCCTGCGAAATGGAGATCGCCAGGACGATCTACGACCAGACCGACATCGACAATATCAATGCACCGCGTTCGCGCCTAGCAGGTGGATACCTACCTGGCTCGATTAAGGGCTTGCCTGACGATGTTGTGTTGGCCGAAGACATTTATGAGTGGCTCGTCACCCATCCAGAGCAGAAACCGTCCATGCAGTGCTGCGGTTGCGGCATGGGTGATGGCGATAGTAGTGACTCGGAAGAAATAGACGGCGGAGCGGTGTCCATTGCCGCTAGGGAGAAGCTTGACAGCGACGAGAGACAGAAGGAATCGCAGGTTGCCGCTGAGGCAAGCTACGCCTTGCTGAAGAACCGGACACCATCACTCACTTGCGCGGTAGATGCTGCGCTGCGTGTTCGTATCGAGCGTGAGCGTTCTTATCGTCGTCCATCCCGTAGATATGACAATGTTTCACTTCTCCCGGCCGGATCAATTTCCACTCCCCGTCCGCCGCTGGTAGAGATTTTCGTAGATCGTAGCGGTTCGTTCACGCCACAGAAGACGCGCATGGCTGAGCAGAGGCTTAAGGAGCTTCTCGCAAGGTACGGATCTTCCATCCGCTCGGACGTGTGGTTTTTCGGTAATGGAAAGCTTTCAGACAAAGACTACGGCGGCGGCGGCGATACGCCCTACCAGTTGATTCCCGCACATCTGCAGAGCACTAAGCCGAAGCTGGCAATCATCATCACCGATGATGATCCGGTGTCGGACAGGATTGGTCAGGTTGATCGCTCAACCAGTGTTATTTGCGTCCCCATTGGTTGTGATTGCACCAACCTGGCGCGCGTCCTCCGCGGCACCGATGTGGCGCAAGCCTAATGAAGTACCCGAAGGGCTACGGCTACGGCTACGGCGACGGCTACGGCTACGGCTACGGCAACGGCTACGGCAACGGCAACGGCTACGGCTACGGCGACGGCTACGGCGACGGCAACGGCTACGGCTACGGCTACGGCAACGGCTACGGCAACGGCTACGGCAACGGCAACGGCTACGGCTACGGCGCTTACCCCTACCCCTTGGTGACGCGATGAAGTACCCGAAGGGCTACGGCTACGGCTACGGCTACGGCTACGGCTACGGCTACGGCTACGGCTACGGCTACGGCGACGGCAACTATCCCTATTCACTTACGACTAAGAGCGCTCAGCCATGAGCCAAAGGCCACTCCCTATGACGAGTTACACGGATGAGCAGGTGCGCAACGCGCTTGAGTATCACGCCATAACCGGCGCGCGTTGCGCTCCCGAATTGGTTGAATCCCTCCTCGCCGACCGCACCCGCCTGCAAGCGGAGGTGGAGATGTTGATTAATTCTGCGGATCGATTGTTAGAGGCATCCCATCACTGCACTGAAAATCAGTGGTGCGGAGAGGATGAGCCGTGGGAAAACATGCGCCAAGCCATCGACTCCACCCGAGCCAAGAAGGGGGATGTATGAGCAACCTAAAGCAATATTTGCAGTACGTGAGGAATACCAATGGCGGAGCGACGAAAGATCATTTTATCGATGATTACGACCCCATTGGTGAAACGCTGTGGAAGCAGCTGAAATACCACCTCTATGTCTCCGAGGATACGAATGGTCGCATCTATCTAACAGATGCAGGCAATTCCGAGTTAGACATGGAGGATGTATGAGCAAAAGACTGCGTACTTCTCTTGAATTGAAGGATGGCGAATCAATCGTAACCGCCTATGCAAAGCCCTGCGCTGGGCCTGGATGGTCGAACATGCCTATATGGGTCGTTATCCGTGATCGAGAAGGCATCATGCGCGAGGCTTGCATTCAGCCAGAGCAGCAATCAGCCGGCATGCACCTTCTATACCGCATTTCTTCCGCCATTAATTCGGAAATGACGTACGAGGTTGAACGCGAGATTACGGGGAGGAAGGTATGAGCATGACCACCAACCACGAACATCTGCGCGATGTGGCTAAGGTGGTGCTCACAGCTCCGGAGCGGATTTTTCTTCAAGTATCCGACCAGGAATGGGATAGCGATAAGCCATTTCCAGTCGACTGCGACGGCGTTAGCTGGTGGAAAGAGCCAGTGCTCGACGTAGAAGTTCAATATGTCCGAGCTGATCTTTTCTCAGCAGCAGAAGACGGACTCGCTCGCCTGCGTGGCGTCATGAAGCGAGCACTCGCTGAGTTGGAAAACTACCGCAGCGATTGTGAGAGCTATGAGGCGCCCGAGCTTGTTGATGAACTGGATGCCACCATCGACGCCACCCGAGCAGCCATCGGAGACAGCCATGAGTGAGATGACGCCTAAACATGGCATCAGTGGTCTTGTCGACGTATTAATCCGCAACCTTTGTGGGCGTAGTGGTTTCGATGCAGCCTTTGACGTCGGTCACGAAGTGTTGCGTGAAATAGAGGACGAAATGGCTACGACCATTAAGACGTTCATCGACGCCCACCTCACCCGCGATCCGGTGCAGATGACGGATGGCATGGTCTACGCCTCCGATGTCATGGCCGCACTTCGACAGGTAGCAGACTTCGTATTCGTGCATCAGGGCTGGGAACTGTCCAACATCCATCTCTGGATCGAAGAGTCATTCGGCGAATCCCTCTCCGCGCGTATGGCGCAGCCTATGGCGGCGAAGGTGCCGGAGGAACTGCCACGCAACGGGGTGACTGTTCGTGAGCATGAATACAACGCCGGCTGGAATGACTGCCGCGAAGTGATGCTGTCTCACATGAACGAATCCCAACCCCACTCGCAAGCCGCGCAAGGCGGTGAGGCGCAGGGGAAGGTGGTGGAGTGCGGAGGATGTGCGCCGCCCATCATCGCGATGCACAGCGCCGAGCGCGCGGCCGTGCCGGAGGGGATGGTGCTGGTGCCCCGTGAGCCGACACAGAAGATGATTATGGCTGGATCGGCATCGCTTAAATGCGATGTGGACTACACGCGCCGACCACAGATGCCGACTCGTCAGCGCGCAGCACGCAATGCCTATGTGTCGATGCTATCCGCCGCCCCGACGCTCGCCGGGAAGGAGAAGGGGTGATGATCGCTGCCTGCAAACGCCACAAGTGGAAGTGGTTAAAGAACGTCATCGTTAGAACCGAGCGCGGGTTCATGGTCCATATCATGAAACGCGGACGCTATGAATGCGAAAAGTGCGGCAAGCGTCGCATTGGCGTAGTCAAGCCGGAGGTGCAGCCATGACCGACGAGCAGAAGGTGCGCGCGGACTTCGAGGCATGGTGTCGTGACAATGGCATCTACATCGGCAAGAGAATCGACGGCCACGACTACAACTACCGCGAGACTCGCATCGCATGGAGTGCATGGCAAGCCGCCCTCTCCCATGCCAGCGCAACTGCCGAGGAATGCTCGGTAGATGCGAACGACGCATTCACGCTGATGCGCTTCATCTTCTCGCACTTCGGCGATGTGTCTATGTCGCACCACCTGACGGACGAAGTGGTCGCGGCAACTCGTCGAATCGAGGCCGTGGCGGCGAAGACGGGCAACCAGGCAGTAGCGCCTAAACCGCTCGGATGGTTCGACACACTACGTGTCGGAACCAACTCCGGCCACGGCCATGCGTGGGCGAGACCTGACGGCGTGAAGGCACGCTGCGGCGGACCAGCGCTATGCAGTCAGTGTGCGAGAGACCAAGCCATCGCGGCCAAGAGAGGTGATGGGAATGGCTAAGCTCCTCAAGTGCGATACCTGTGATCGCATCTCGCCTGATGCCAATGGCCTGCATCAGGCAAACCACTGGTTCACAGTGACGGTCTCGCTTCCTCGCCTGGGTGGCGGATTGCCTAACGTCCAGAGCGAATATCTGGTGTGCGATGAGTGCTTCAAGGGCACTGTCAATCTGACGCTCGATGCGGCCAAGAGGGGTGAGAAATGAAGTGGCAGCCGATTGGTGAGGCGCCAGTCCCGAAAGACGACATGGTGTACAACCGAATCTACGTTTTGCTGTGGGGCATTGGGTTTGACCGTCCAAGCATCGGCTGGCCGACTGTTCATAACGGCTGGATGGATGAGGATGGTGACGAATGCGAACCAACCCACTGGATGCCGCTGCCTGAGTCGCCGGAGGTGGAGTAATGAGCAACTTCATCGGCACATGGCTTGGAAAGCCCATCGAATCTCTTGAGCGTGATGAGCTTCTGGAGGTTATCCAATACCTTAGCAAGCGACTCGAAGAAGCCAGAGAACAGTCATCGCACTATCGGGATCATGTGGACTGGCTGAGTTATTTAAGTGATGGAGATCGAGATGGGCGCCGCTGAGGATCTAAACCTATCCGGCAAGGACTGGCTAACCGTCATCGAGGCGGCGCACTACTGCGGCGTCCATGAGGACACGTTCGCCAAGAGAGCCAGCGAATACGGACTTCATCCCCGCAACTTCATGGGCAAGAAGCTCTACGAGAAGGCAGAGCTTTACAAGGTCATATACCAATCACCGCAATGGCAAAGGTCACCCTCTATTGGCGCGATGGAACTGCCTACCTCAATTGGAGGGATGGCAATGGCCGTCAGCGGAAATCCATCGGTAGACGAGGCGCTATCGAGGCTGAGACGATCCGCGCCGCGAAAGAAGCGGAGCTGACCTATGGCGTAAGGATCATTAGTACGGCGCCTAAGCTTGCTGACTTCATCGAGCACTATCTGGAGTGGTACAAGGCTGAGCACCCGCGAACGCACGGGAAGGCTAAAAGCGAGCTACGTCTCCTGAAAGCCGAGTTCGGTCATCGCCCTATCGACACTATCACGACGATGGAAATCGAAGCCCATAAGGCTAGGCGCCTGACGAAGGATCGAGCAGCCAAGGAGACAGTCAGCAAGGAGCTTCGGCGGTTCAGAACGGCTATCCGACGCGGCATGCGGTGGAAGCTGTTTCAGGTTGATCCCATGGAGGGCGTGGAGATACCGCGCGGCGTACGAAGCGTGGCGGTGAAGTTCTACGGCAAGAAGGAGCTGGTCAAGCTCTATGAGGCCAATCCGTCCAGATCCAGCCTGTGGCGATTCATGACGCACACCGGTATTCGCCGCGGTGAAGTGGCCGGATGCTCCAAAGAGAAGGTGCGCCGCAACGTCCTCCATGTGGAATCAGAACCCGGCGAGAACGAAGAAGGACGCACCAAATCAGGAAGGTGGCGCGATGTTCCTCTCAACAAGGAAGCCAGGAAGGCATTCGCTGAGCTTCCTGATCCGCTCGTATCTGTCCACCCGGACACCATCTCCGACTGGTTTGCGGAGGACGCCAAGAAGGCTGGCATTGGTGGGAGCCTACATCGCCTGCGGCACACGTTTGGTGCCACCCTGACGATGGCTGGCGTGCCTCTGAGGCGCATCCAGCTACTCATGGGCCATGCCGATTACGCGACCACCGAGAAGTACTACGCTCACCTCACGCCGAACGGATCGGACAAGGCCGTGATGCTTCTGGAGAAGCTGCTTTAG